TATGCGAATCAAGCAGATCAGATTAGAAAGGATTCTATCAAGAAAACTAGAGAGCAGAAGATGATGGAACTGCAAATTATAGCAGGAACATTAGGATCATTAGCCAATCTAGCAGGGGAGAACGCTCATGCAGGAAAAGCATTAAGTGCAGCAGAAGCAGTTATCAATACCTATACAGGTGCTACTAAAGCATTATCTCAGGGAGGTATCTTTGGGGCTATTGCAGCAGCAGGGGTTGTTGCTTCAGGTCTTGCATCTGTTAGAAAGATATATGCTACTCCAATTCCTAGCACCTCTGGAGGGGGTACAGGAGGGGGAAGTATACCAAGACCACAGATATCAACTGCTAGTATATCACCTAGATTTGCATTAGATACGGCAGCATCTGATTTAGGAAATCAAATTACTCAATCTTTACAGGGGCAACCTGTGAGAGCGTATGTAGTGAATCAGGATATTCAGAATGCAAATAAGTTAGATAGAAAAATAAAGGAAACGGCAACGCTAGAATAATATGAAGTTTTTTGAGTTAGTATTGGATGAGGAGAAGCTATTGCATGGTATAGATGCAATCAGTATTGTTGAGCATCCTGCAATAGAGGAGGATTTTATCACCTTGAGCAAAGATTATAAATTTGAGTTTAAGGAGGTAGATCTTGAGAAGAGAGTTCTGATGGGTGCTGCTATGATTCCAGATAAGCCTATATACAGGAGAGATCAGGATGAGGAGTATTATGTATTCTTTACAAAGGAGACTATCAGGAGAGCATCTGAATTGTATCTGATGAATGGGAAGCAGGGGAATGCTACCTTAGAACATCAGGAGAAGATCACAGGATTATCTTTAGTAGAGAGTTGGATCATTGAAGATCCTGAGAAAGATAAGAGCAGAGCGTATGGGTTAGAGTATCCTGTGGGTACTTGGATGGTTTCAATGAAAGTTAATAATGAAGATATCTGGGAGGAATATGTCAAAAGTGGAAAAGTCAAAGGTTTCAGCATTGAAGGATGGTTTATGCAAAGAGAATCCACTATTGAACTCAATTCTCAATTATCAGAAATTGAATCAGAAGAAGCAGAACATCTCCTATCACTTTATCTATTGGGAGTAATAAAGGCTACTATCAAAGATGATAAGAGATACAAGTCAGGGAGAAAGTTGGAGATGGAATCATTTAGAGACTACCCTGATTCAGTATCTAACAATGCAAAGAAAGGGATTGAACTCAATGAGAAGGGAGGAAATAAATGTGCTACTCAAGTTGGTAAGGTTAGAGCGCAGCAGTTAGCACAGAAGCAACCTGTATCTGTTGAGACAATTAAAAGGATGTATTCCTACCTAAGCAGAGCGCAGGAGTATTATGATGAGGGAGATAAAGAATCATGTGGATACATATCTTACTTATTGTGGGGAGGTTTATCAGGCAAGAGATGGGCTGAGAGTAAATTGAAAGAATTGGGAGAGTTATGAAAGTAACCCAAAATATTAGTTTTAAGTTGTTTAATTAGAAAAGTTCACAAAATGAATTTAACAGAAGTGTTTAAGAAGATTGAAATGGCATTAACACCTTCAGAAGATGTTGCTCCAGAAGTACAGGAAGAGGTTAAAGTTGAGATGGCTACAATGAAACTAGCTAATGGTATTGTTGTAGAAGCGGAATCATTTGAAGCAGGTCAGAATGTATTCTTGATTGGTGAGGATGATGAGAAGGTAGCTGCTCCTGTTGGAGAGCATGAATTGGAAGATGGCAAGATCCTAGTTATTGAAGAGGAAGGAGTTATCAAAGAAATCAAGGATGCTGCTGAAGAGGTAACTGAGGAAGTTACTGAAGAGCCTGTTGCAGAAGAAGAATCTACTGAGATGGCTGAGGAAGAGATGGCGTATGTAAGCAAAGAAGAGTTTACTGCTGCTATTGATGAGATCAAAGAGATGATTGCTGCAATGATGCCTAAGGAAGAGCAATCTGCTGAGGAAGTGGTTGAGGAAGTAATTGAGGAGAAAGTTGAGATGAGTGAAGTACCTGCTGCTAAGAAAGTAGCTGCTGCACCTGTTGAGAAGAAGCCTCAAGTACAGAACTTTTCAAAGTCAGGTAGAGGAACTACATTGGCTAGAATTTATAGTAAACTATCATAAATAAATAAAAAAAAATGGCTGATTCTATTACTAGTAATTATGTTGGCGAATTTGCAGGGAAATACATTGCTGCTGCATTATTGAGTGCTGACACTTTAGATGGTGGAGGTATAACTATCCGCCCTAATGTGAAGTTCAAGGAAACAATGAGAACTCTTTCAACCAATGGTTTGGTTAAAGATGCTGCTTGTGATTTCTCTGATGCTTCAGATGTAACGATTGCTGATCGTGTATTGACTCCAAAGGAGTTACAAGTTAACTTACAACTTTGTAAGAAAGACTTCCACAACCAATGGGAAGCAGAGCAAATGGGTTATGGTGCTTTTGATGAGTTACCTGCATCATTCTCTGATTACTTAATCGGTTATGTGGCTGATAAAGTTGCTCAGAAAACAGAGCAAATGATTTGGGAAGGAACAGGCTCAACTAATGAGTTCTCTGGATTGACTACATTGATTGCTGCTGATGCTGACCTTCCTGCTGCTCAAGAGATTGCAGGTACAAGTGTTACTGCTGCAAATGTTATTGCTGAGTTGGGTTCTATTGTAGATGCAATCCCTAGTTCAGTATATGGAAAAGAAGATCTTTACATCTATGTATCTCAGAATATTGCTCGTGCTTATGTTCGTGCTTTAGGTGGATTTGGTTCTTCAGGTCTAGGTGCTAATGGTGTTAACAACGCAGGTACTACTTGGTACAATGGTGGTGATTTAGCGTTTGATGGAGTTAAATTGTTTGTTTGTTCAGGTCTTGCTGACAATACTGCAATGGCTGCTCAGAAATCTAACCTATTCTTCGGTACAGGTTTGTTATCAGACCACAATGAAGTTAAGGTTCTAGATATGGCTGATCTTGATGGTTCTCAGAATGTTCGTTTTGTGATGCGATTTACTGCAGGTGTACAATACGGATTTGCTTCTGATATCGTTACTTACGGAATCGTAAACTCGGCTAACTAAGAGTTGATTGATTAATCTTAAAAGGGGCAGGTAGGCTTATGCTTGTCTGCCCTTTTTTAATAAAAAAAATAACATGGCTTGTACATTAACAAAAGGAAGAAACGAACCCTGCAAGGATGTAGTTGGTGGGATTACTGCGGTATATCTTGCAGACTTTGGTACATTAGGTGCTATCACTTATGATGCTACAGATGTAGATGCAATTGATGCTTTTGGAGGAACTCCTACTTGGTTTCAGTTTGATGTGAAAGGTGCATCATCATTTGAGCAAACTATCACTTCATCCAGAGATGCAGGAACATCATTCTATGAGCAGGTATTGACTTTGACTCTAAAGAAGATGAGTAAGCAAACTCACAATGAACTTAAATTGATTGTAAGATCTAGACCACATGTAGTGGTAGAGGATAACAACGGCAATAAATTTATGATGGGCTTGGAGTATGGTGCTGAGGTAACAGGAGGTTCTGTTGTTACAGGAACTGCAATGGGTGATCTATCTGGATACACATTGACATTGACTGCTCAGGAGAAACTACCTGCTAATTTCGTAGATGCTACGATTACTGCTGATGCTTCAGAGATATCTGATATCTAATATCTGATCCTGATTATAATCAAAGAAGCCCCTCCATTAAGGAAGGGCTTTCTTTTTTGGTAGATAGTCTACCTAGAGAGATGAATGGCAAATATACCACAATAATTCTTTTGGGTTTTATAATTGTATGATAATAGTTGAAGAAAATACAGCGGCAACAATCAAGATGTTCATCAGAGATTTCTCAGAGCCAATTTATTATTTGGAAGTTATCTCAGAAGGAAATAGAAAGCAGGAATCGTTTACTGATATCACTTCAGGATCTACATATGATAGTTTTAGAAAAGTGCTTAGATTTGCCTATGATGTTTCTACCTTGAATAAGGAGAGTTTCTATATTTTGAAGATTTGGGAAACGGAGGGAAAGACTAAATTGCTTTCTCAGGATAAGATGTATATCATTCCAACAGGATCTAGTGTTAGCACTTATCAGCCTAAGTTGACCACAACAGAAAAGACTATGAATAACGAGTTTAAGATTTATGGAGAATAATAGCCACTTCAAATTTGTGCAGCTATCAAGCTATACAAGCCCTGTGATTTCTGAGAATAGCAGAAAGGGATGGGTTGAGTATGGAGGAGATAATAATTACTTTCAATACTTGATAGATAGATACAATGGATCTCCTACAAATAATGCGGTGATATCAGGAATCATTGACATGATTTTTGGAGAGGGTATTGATGCTACTGATTCAGGAAAGAATCCAGAAGGATATATTCAATTAAGGAAGTTGATTAAGGACTCAGAATTGAAGAAGGTAATCAATGATTACTATATGCTTGGTAATGGTGCTTTCCAATTGATATACAATCAGGATAAGAGCAAGATTGTTGAGGTTCATCATATGCCTGTGGAATGCCTCAGAGCAGAGAAATGTAATGAGGAAGGAGAGATTGAGGGATATTATTATGCTTATGATTGGGATAAGGTCAAAAGCAAGAAAGGTGCTGAGAGGATTCCTGCCTTTGGGTTTGGTGAATTGTCTGATAAGGTTGAGATATTGTATTTCAGACCATATCGCTCTGGATCTTACTACTATTCTCCTGTTGATTATCAAGGTGCTTTACCATATGCTGAGTTAGAAGGAGAGGTTGCTAACTACCATATCAATAATATCAAGAATGGACTTGCTCCCTCAATGATTGTTAATTTCAATAATGGAGTACCTCCAGAGGAGGAGAGAGATATCATTGAATCACAGATTAAGCATAAATGGTCAGGATCTAGCAATGCAGGGAAGTTCATTCTAGCGTTTAATGATAGTGCTGATACTGCTGCTTCTATTGAGCCTGTTCAATTATCAGATGCTCATAACCAATATGAGTTCCTATCTAAGGAATCTCAGCAAAAGGTATTGGTAGGACATAGAATCACATCTCCTATGTTGTTTGGCGTTAAGGATCAGACAGGATTAGGAAACAATGCTGATGAGATAAAGACTGCTTTCACTTTGTTTGATAATAGTGTTATCAGACCTAAGCAGAATCAGGTGATTGAAGCGTTAGATCAGATCCTAGCTTTCAATAATGTTTCATTAGACTTATACTTTAAGACACTTGCTCCTTTAGAGTTTACAGAAGTTGAGGAGGTAACTGATGAGGAAACTATTGAGAAGGAAACAGGCATTAAGATGAGTGCCCCTGAGTTCACTAAGGAGGATGAGAAGGAATGGTTGGAATACCTTGCTGATAAGGGAGAGGATATTGATGAAGAGGAATGGGAATTGACTGCGGTTCAAGATGTGGATGATCCTGATAAGGAAGATGAGATTGTAGAGGCTATTACTTCTGTTGCTATGAGATCTGTTGCTTCATATGGTGATGCTGAGGAGAGATCTTCAGGAGATGCAGGGATGTTCAAGATTAGATACAGATATTCAGGATCATTAAGAGATAACTCAAGAACATTCTGCGTTGAGATGGTTGGATTGTCTGATGGAGGCAAAGTATATAGAAAGGAAGATATCAATCAGATGAGTTTCTCTGGAGTGAATGGGCAGTTTGCTCCTAAAGGGAGAAGTACATATTCAATCTTCAAGTATAAAGGAGGAGCGTATTGCCACCATAAATGGCAGAGGCTTGTTTATATGAGAAGAAGAGATGGAGGGAAGTTCTTGCCTAAGAGTAAGACTGAGGCTCTAGAGAATGATAGGAGAGTAAGCCCAAGTGCTGCAAGTTCAGCAGGAGTACCACAGAGCAAGATTAATCCTAAGGATTATGATACTGCTAATACTCGCCCAATAGATATGCCTAACAGAGGAAAATTGAATTAAGATGGCAGAGATTTTATTTGTCAGCCCTGCTGATGTTATTAAGAGAACAGGAATCAATGGGAATGTTGATAGAGATCAGATGATTCAATTCATTAAGATTGCTCAGGATATTCATGTTCAGGGGATTCTAGGAACTAAATTATTCAACAAGATAAAGAGTGATATAACAGGTGATTCTTTAGCAGGAGATTATTTAGCCCTTTTTACGGACTATATTCAAGATATGGTAATCCACTATTCAGCAATAGAGATACTCCCTTACATCCATTATAAAGTAGCAAATGGAGGCATATACACTAAAGGATCAGAGAATGGTTTTAATGTTACTAAGGAGGATCTTGATTATCTAGTACAGAAGGAGAGAGATATTGCAGAACATTATGCAAGGAGATTTGTGGATCATATGGCGTTTTATAATTCTAAGTTCCCTGAATACAATTCAGCATCTGATGATGATATGTATCCTAGTAAGAATCAAAACTTCAATGGATGGGTTTTATAATTAAGAATACTTACAAGCCAAAGGTGGAGAACATCCAGAAGCTAAAGAAGTATATCATGAAAAAGAATAGCAAGAAATGAGTAATCTAGAAGGCTACGGAAAAATATACGAGTCCACTTGGTGGGGTGTAGGTAGAGATAACAACATTAGTTGGGGAGATGTATATGCTACTTTAGGCGGTGCGCCTTTGCTTGATACTTATACAGGTGCGATAGGTGCTTATTCTTTGCGTAAGCTATCTTCATCATATAGTGGAGATGCTATTGTAGTTACTACTGATGGGGTAGATAGTCAAACAATAGGCTTTAGTGGTAATGATTTAGATACTGCTACTTTGGAATCATTTGCAGGTAGCGGTGATGCTTATGTTAGCACTTGGTACGATCAAAGCGGCAACAGCAGAAACTTCACGCAAAGCACTTTTGCTAATATGCCTAAGATAGTCTCGAGCGGTACAACGATTACACAAAATAGTAAGCCTATTGTGGAGTTTGATGGCTCTACAAGGTATATGGACATATCTTCCCAGCAGACTTTTAGCGATGAGTTCTTTATGACTTTTGCAATAAGACCAACCTCAAACGCTAATGCTTATGGGGTTTTATTAAATGGTCAAGGAACGGCAAACAATAGAATAAGAATCTATGAAAATACAACTACTGAAATAAATGTAAAAGGTACAATCTTTACCCAGCCTTTAGGGTGGGATATTGGTACTTACACTAACTACACTATTGAGCGAGGTGTTTCGGATGCTATAAAGCAGTATTTTTATGGTACCGAACATAGTTCGGATAGTAGGTCAGTAAATTGGGCGTTACTATTTAGAGTAGGGGGCAATGAAACAGCAACAACTACGGAATCTTTACACGCCCAAGTTTCGGAAATGATATTCTGGAATACGGATGAGAGCGCAAATCGTGTAGGTATTGAGGAAAATATTAGAGCGTTTTATTCTATTGGTTCATCTGCACCCTCACAACCTCAAGGAGACATCAATAGCTTTGTGAGTAGAGTGGAGACTGATGGCGGTAGCGTATTAGGCGGTTCTTGCTTACTAACGGATGTAACCTTTTTAACGATTAATCCTTAAGATATGAGTTTTTTTGACGATGCAAGTTTAGTATTCTTACCAAGCGGTGAGGCTGGGAAAGATGGGAAGGCTTATAGTATGAAGCCCACTAACGGAGATGGGGATTTTACATTCAGTAGAGGAAGCAACCTAACGGCTACAAGGGTAGATAGCAACGGACTTATAGAGAAAGGAAGGGAGAACTTGGTAACACAAAGTAATGACTTATCGGATTTTACCCCACAAGGTCTTACCACTACTCCAAACCAAGCAGATCCATTTGGCGGTAATAATGCTACTTTATTTACTGAAAATCTATCGGGAGGAAACCACAGATTTTACTTATTAAATATTCCTTCATCTTCAGCGGTTCACACTTATTCAATGTATGTGAAGTACAATGGTAGGTCAAGGTTTAAATTAGTGATAAATGGAGGTAATCCAAACGCCACTTTTAATACACAAACTGGAGCGCATATAACTGATAGCGGTAATATCATAGACTATAAAACTGAATCAATAGGAAACGATTGGCATAGAGTTAGTTTTGCGAGTGTTTGTTCTGGATGGGTAGGCGGTTATTTTGTAAACGATAGCGGTCAAGACTCATACACGGGAGATGGAACAAGTGGAGTAGTTTTATTTGGCGCACAAGTAGAATTAGGGTTAGTAGCTACGGAATACATTTTAAGTGGAGCGAGTAGCGGCAAGGGTGGTATTTTAGAGGACTCCCCAAGATTTGACTATAGCGGTGGGGCAAGTTGTCCGAGTCTTTTACTTGAACCGCAAAGGACTAATTTGATTGAGTATAGTGAGTACTTTGAGGGTAGCGGATGGACTGCACAAGCAGGTATAACACTTACACCAAACACTACGGAAACATTAAGTCCTCAAGGATTAAACAACGCCTACAAAGTAGTAAGCACCGATGCTACCAAAGGTTTTTATTTTAGTGGTTTAAGTATAACAAACGCAGCAGTAAGGACAATTTATTTAAAGGGTTCAGTAGGAGGCGAAACTATCGTATTTAAAGACCCAAGTGGATTTGGTACGCCAAGTACAAAAACATTAACTACCGATTGGCAGCGTTTTGAAATGGCTACTACAAACGATGGTAACACCTATCAAGGTTTATTCATTGATGATATTAGCGTAGGTACTATTTATGCCTTTGGCGCACAATTAGAAGAAGGCTCTTACCCAACCTCTTACATACCGAATCATTCGGGTGGAAGTGTAACGAGGGATGCGGATGTAAATACCTTACTTAATCAAAGTGGGGTAATAGGACAAACCGCAGGAACTATTTTGTTTGATGCTTATTTTGATGAGGCAGAAAAAGTAAACTTTTCTATCAGCGATTCAAGCGTTAGTAATTTTATATCTATTGAAACAACAAGCTCAAACGAAGTTACTGCAAAGGTAGAGCAAGGAGGCTCTACACAAGCTACAATAACAACGACCACCTCATTCTTTGCGGAAGGCGATAGGCTAAAATGTGCTATTGCTTATGATGATAGAGATATGGCTTTTTACATTAACGGAACGCAAGTAAATACGGCAGCACCTAATTTAATACCAGCTTGTGATGATGTGAGATTTGGTAACTATGATGGCAGTATAAAAGCCGACCAAAGAGTGAACCGAGTGGTTTTATTTACTACTCGTATAAGTGATAACAACCTTGCAACACTAACCTCTTAAACCGATGGATGTAACAAGAAAATACGAGTTCGTAGATGAGGCAGAAGCTAATAAAGCTATTGACCTTTTAAGAAACGAAGAAGGAAACCTCACGCAATCGGTGGTGAAGTTAGGCTACCTAACCCTAACACCAGCGCAATATGATGAGGAAGGCAACACCATAAAAGAAGCCAAAGTATCTACTAAATATGCGGTAGATGTTTCTTGGTCTATAACGCCTCTACAATCTTGGGAGGCTTATATCGTTTGGCCTACTCCTATGGGAATACACAACTACGGAAGCTCAAGCCAAAGAGATGAATACGCTAAAACTTATTGTGAGTTGCATCCAGATAGTGAGTATTGCAATCCACCTGATCCTGAAGAATAATGGGAAAGAATAGATACAATGTACCTCAGGACAAAAGAAGAGCCTGTTTGTGTAGAGATAGAGATACATATTCTAGAGAATGTTGTGAGGGTGATTATATAAATCAAGGAATAGGATCAATTACGAAAGATGAAACTGAGTAAGAATTTGACATTAGCTGAGGTTACTAAATCAAATACTGCTATTAAGTATGGGATCAGTAATCAGCCCACAGGAGAACATCTATCTAATCTGATCCAGATAGCGAATAAGATATTCCAACCATTGAGAGATCATTTCAATACTCCTATTGCAGTTAGTTCTGGATATAGATCTAAGGCATTGAATGATATGATTGGAGGAGCATCAGGATCTCAGCATATGAAAGGAGAGGCATTTGATATTGATGCAGATGCTTATGGAGTGATTGAGAATTGGCAGATCTTTGATTATATAAAGAATAACCTAGAGTTTGATCAACTTATCTGGGAGTTTGGTGATGATTCAAATCCTGCTTGGGTTCATGTATCTTACAAAACAGAGAACAATAGAGGGGAGATCTTGGAGGCTTTTAAAAAGAATGGGAGAACTCAATACAGAAGAATATGAACACTACTGATTTGAAAGTATATTTAATGAATGTTTCAGCAATGGCTTTATCTTTTAGTGCTATTGAGGCTACTTTAAAGATTGTGTTATTAATCGCATCTATTGGCTATACTGCTCAAAGATGGTATCTAATGAATAAGGAAAATGATTGATAGAGTAACTAAGAATCTAAAGACTACTATTGCAGGAGTAATCCTGTTTGTTACAGGTATTGCTTTAGTAGCCTTTGAGAAGGCAACATTGATTGAAGCAGGGACTTTTTTCGGAGTAGCATTTGTTTTATTTTTTTCTAAGGATGGAGAATGATTTTGAGTTGAGCGATAATTTCGCTGATTTTGTAGATGAACTAACTACAAGTAATAAAAATGAACAAGCCTGTTCAATAGACAATCCAGATTGTGAAGAGTGTGGATCTTAAATGGGTAAGAAGAATGATAGGAGCAGGACTAATAACCCTGCTCTTTTCGGCTTGTGGTGCGAAGTATCACCTAAATCGTGCGATTGCAAAAGATCCGAGAATCCTAGATTCAATTGCCCTGAAAGTGGATACAATCGTAATAACAGAAAATAAGGCTCTTAGAGACACTATAATTCTTCAGGAGTATGATACCATCACTTTAGAGAGAAACTCCGTTAGAATCAAGTTAAATAGGCTCTATGACACTATAAGGATAGATGCTCAATGTTTACCTGATACAATCAGGATTCAGAAAGAGATAAAAGTTCCTCAGGTTGTTTATGAAGAAAAAAAATTCTCCAATAAGTATATTATATACTTGATTAT